TACCTCCCGCAGAAGCTCGTCTCGCGCGCGATCCTGATGAACCCCACCTCGTACGACGGCGTGGCGTTCTTCGCGACCAACCACCCGGTGAATCCGCGCGACTCCGCGCGAGGCACGTTCGCCAACACCTTCACGGGCGCCCCCTCGGGATCCTACCCCGGCGCGCTGCCGATCTCCGGCGTGACCGCGGAGGTGGCGCTCGAGAACCTCGGCAAGGCGATCGCGTACGTCAGCACGATCAAGCAGCCGAACGGCGTCGACCCCCGCAACCTCACGGTGAAGGGGATCATGGTGCCGCCCGCGCTGGCCCAGCGTGCGATCCAGCTCACGAACGCGCGGTTCATCGCTCAGTCCGCGGGAGCCGGCGCGCTGAGCGGGGACATCGAGGCGGTCGTGCGCAACATGGGCCTCGGCCAGCCCATCGTCTGCCCCGAGCTCGCGGCGAACTACTCGTTCACCGAGAAGGGCGTCACCTACACCGGCAGCGATTCGACCTACTACCTCGTGGTCGAAGAGCCCGTGAGCGATCAGCTCGGCCCGATGCTCTACAGCACGCGCGAGCCGGTCGCCGTCTCGTACGTCGGTCCCGAGACCGACCGCGAGCTCGCCATCGCGCGCGAGTTCAAGTGGATGGCGAACGGCCGCTCGGTCGTCACGCCCGGCCACCCCTACCGCCTCTTCCGATTCCTCGCGACCTGATCGCGAGGCTCCCACACCAGCGACAGAGGAAGCCGCTCACGCGGCCGGCCTCCGCTCGGGATCGCGCCCCGGGGTCGCTCTACGCGCATGGCCAGCTACCTCACCCTCGCGGACTTCCGCGCGATCTCGCTCATGCCGTCGACCGATGTCGACGAGCTGGAGGCGCGCGCGCCGGGCTTCCTCGAGGCGCAGATCGAGCTGGCGAGCGCGGACATCGACGCGCGCCTCCGCAAGCGGTACGCGGCCCCCTTCGCCTCTCCGTACCCGGTGAAGGTGCGCGCCTGGTGCGCGCGGCTCGTGACTCGCGTGGCGTTCCTCAAGCGCGGGATCGACCCGACGGACCCGCAGTGGGCGGCGTACGACGCCGACGCGACCAAGGCCGAGGCCGAGCTGCTCGAGGCGGCCAACGCCGAGACGGGGCTCTTCGACCTCCCGCTGCGCGCGGACACGACCGCGAGTGGCCTGACGGCGCCGCGCCCGCTGGGCTACTCCGAGGCGAGCCCGTACGTGTGGACCGACGTGCAGGCGGCCGTCGCCCACGACGAAGACGTTGCTGGCGAGGGCTCGTATGGCTGACGGGCTGCGCCAGCTCGACGGCATGATCCGTCGACTCGACACGCTCGGCGGCATGGCGGATCGCGTCGCGCCGCGCGTGGGCGAGGCCCTGCGCCGCGAGGCCGAGTCCGCATCCGCTGGCCAGCGCTCGCCGGATGGCGCGCCGTGGCCGCCGAAGAAGACCGGCGGGCCCGCGCTCGTGAACGCGGGCCGCAAGGCCTCGACGACCATCGTCGGGACGACCGTGACGGTCTCGCTCGAGGGCCCCGAAGCGCTGCACAACGACGGGCGCGCCCGTGGTGGCGTGCGCCGTCGCATCCTGCCCACGCGCGTGCCCGTGGCGGTGTCGAGCATCGTCGTCGACGAGTGGCGGCGCACCATCGGAGGTGGCCTGTGAGCGTGACGCTCGCGCTGCCGCGCCTCTACCGCGCCGTCGTGGACCGCATGTCGGCCGCCGGCTTCGCCGAGGAGCAGCCGTTCGGCTGGCGCGAGCCGCCGAAGCGGCTCGCGGGCCGTCGCATCGTGTGGGTGCCAGGAGACGATGGCGACGTCGGCGAGGTCGCGCCCCCGAGGCATCCGGGACGCAACCCGCGCCCGCTCTGGACCATCCGCGAGCTGTGCACGGTGCACGTCGAGGCCTTCGACGCACAGGCCCCTGAGGACGAGCTCGCGCAGTACCAGGCGGCCCGTGAGCTGCTCGATGCGTGGCTGCGCGCGGTCTACCTCGAGGCGCACGGCACGGTGGCCATCGTCAGCGTGCAGTGGGTCGACGACAAGGCGCTCCGTCGCGCGGGCGCGGCGATCCGCGTCGTGCTGACGGTCGAGGCGATGGTGCCCGACGCGACCGACGAGACCGTGACCGCGGGCTCGACGACCGAGGCTTCGATGAGCGAGGCCGCACCCGATCCCGACGACATCGACACCGAGGAAGATCCATGAGTCAGCCCTACGTCTCTCTCACCGAGCTCGACGGGTCGCTCGGAGTCCTGCCGCCGACGAGCGGCAAGCTCCTGGCGGTCGTCGGCGTCTCGTCCACGGGCACCGCGAACGCGCCCGCGACCTACGCGCGCATCACCGTCCTCGTGAGCGCGTTCGGCGCGGGCCCGATGGTCGAGGCCGCGGCGCACCACATCCGCACGACGGGCCGCCCCGTCGTGGTGGTGAAGACCGGGGCGACGACCGCCGCGAGCGCCAGCGCGGTGACCCAGGTGGGCACCGGGACGAGCGTCGGCACCGTCTCGAGCGCGACGAGCGCCAACGACGACTACGAGGTCGTCGTGAAGATCGTCACCGGCGGCACCCGCGGCACGGCGGGAGTGACCTACCAGGTCTCTCTCGACGGCGGCCGCACGTACGGCGCGGTCACGGCCCTCGGCACGGACGTGTCGATCACCATCCCCGGGGCGGGCGGTGTCATCCTCGCGCTCGCTGCGGGCACCTTCGTCGCGGGCGACACCTACAGCTTCCGCACGGTCGCCGCCGCGCCGAACGGGTCGGAGGTCACCGCGGCGCTCACGGCGCTCCAGAACTGGATCGGCAGCTGGGGCATCGTGCTCTGCGCCTTCCCGATCGACGCGACCCTCTTCGACGCGATCGACGCGGCGATCACGGCGATGCGCTCGCTCGGCAAGTACCGCGCGTGGGTGGGCAACACCCGCGTGCCGAACATCAGCGAGAGCGAGGCCAGCTACAAGACCGCGCTCGACGCGATCTTCGCGTCCAAGGCGAGCAAGACCGGTGCGCTCTGCGCGGGGGCGGTGAAGCACACGAGCGCGGTCTCGGGCCGGAAGTACAAGCGCCCGGTGTCCTTCATCGCCGCCTCGCTCGAGGCGGCGGTCGAGGAGCACATCAACACGGCGGACATCACGCTCGGCCCGCTCACCGCGGTCTCGATCAAGGACGCCAACGGCAACGCCGACGAGCACGACGAGAGCATCAACCCCGGCCTCGACGACTCGCGCTTCTACGTGCTCCGCACGTGGGAGGGCGTGCAGGGCACCTACGTGAACATCCCGCGGACCTTCGCGGCGAGCGGGTCGGACTTCCGGCTGCTCACGCACCGCAAGGTGATGAACCTCGCGTGCGAGGTTCTCAAGCCGTACCTGCAGACGCGGCTCAACCGACCGATCCGCGTGAGCGCGACGACCGGCTTCGCCCTCGAGATCGAGACCGGCGCGCGCCGGGTGCTCGAGGCGGCGCTGCTCGCGACGCCGAAGGCGAGCGCGGTCTCCTACACGCTCTCGCGCACGGACAACCTGCTCTCGACCCGCCGGCTGACCGGCCAGGCGCGCATCGTGCCGCTCGCGTACGCGGAGGAGCTCGTCACCGAGATCGGCTTCTCGAACCCCGCGCTCACCACCGTCTCGGCGTGAAGGGCTGAACCATGAGCGACCAGGTCAGGATCAACGGCAACCTCTTCTCGTACGGCTCGATCCGCGTGAAGTGCGGCGGAGAGGAGTTCACCGGCTTCTCGAAGATCGCCTACGCGGACAAGCGCACGCGCGGCAAGGGCTACGGCATGGGCCGGCACCAGGCGCCGCGCGGGCGCACGCGCGGCAAGTACGAGGTCGACCCGGTGACCATCACCGCGCACCGCGACTCCGCGGAGGCCTTCCGCGCGTTCCTGGCGGCGCGTGCGACGGACGGCAAGAGCTTCGGCAACGTCTCGTTCGAGGTCGTCGTGCAGTACGTCGACGAGGGCGAGACGCCGATCACCGACACGCTCGAAGACTGCGTGTGGTCGGGGAACACGGTGTCGAACGAGGAGGGCCCCGACCCGCTCACGGTCGACATCGAGCTCGACTGCATGCGCATCAACTGGAACGGCAAGACCCTCTACGACGGGACGGTGTCGTGATGGACCGCGAGTCGCTCGATCCCGGCGCGAAGACGGCGCTCGAGGCGGCCGAGAAGGAGCACGGCGAGTTGGGTCGCAAGATCGCGCTCGTCATCACCGCGGAGGGCCCGGTCATCATCAAGCGCCCGCACCGCGCGACCGTCTCGAAGTTCCTGGACGCGGAGCGCGCCACGAGCGCGACGATGCTCGCGCTCGTGAAGAGCTGCATCGTCTACCCCGGCAAGGACGAGTTCGACCGGCTGCTCGACGAGCAGCCGGCGGCGCTGACCATCCTGGCGAGCGAGGCGCTCACGCTCGCCGGCGCGGGCGCGAAGGCGCTCGCGGGAAAATAGCCGCGCTGCGCGCTGGGGCCCGCGCCGACTACGGACAGGCCGCGGAGCTCCTCCTCGCAGCGCTCGGGCGCACCGACCACGAGTCCGATGACGACCACGCCCGCGCCTTCGCAGGCGCAGTCCTCCTCGCCGAGGCCCTCCACGACCTCCGACTGATCCGACAGGCCCTCACCACGCCCGCAAGATGAGCACCGAGCGCGCCACATTCTCCCTCGAGCTTCGCGACGGCATCTCCGCGCCCGCGGCGAGCGCCGTCGACGAGCTCCAGCGCCTGCGCGACGGGATGAGCGCGGGGATGGCGCGTTTGCGCGACCTGAACGAGGCGATGAGGCGCCTGCGCGACGGCGGCGACAAGACGAGCGAGACGTTCAAGCAGCTCAAGCTGGCGGCCGACAACCAGAAGGTCGCCAACCGCTTGATGCAGGAGGCGTATCTCCGTCTCGGAGGCACGTTCGGAGAGGTCGCGAGGTCCGCGCAGCCCGCGCAGTCGGCGCTCGGACGCCTCGCGGCGATGGCTGGAGGCATCGCAGGGCTCACTGCGGCCATCACGGGGCTCGTGTTCGGCGCGCTGGCCGTCAGTCGGGCCGCGATGCAGGCCACGATCGACCTCACGAGGTACGCGATCGTGTCCGCCGACGCCCGCCGAGTCGAGATGCTGCGCCTCGAGGGCCTCGTGAGCCTCCGGCAGTATCAGCGCGCGGCCGCCGGTAGCGCGCAAGAGCTGATCTCGGCCATCGATCGCGTGTCCGCGGCGAGCGCCATGGGCCGCGCCGACGTGACGAGCTTCGGAGAGCAGCTCTACCGCGCGGGCCTGCGCGGCGCGGAGCTGGAGGCGGCGCTCGACGGCGTCACGACGGCCAGCGTGCAAGGCGACCGCGCTGCGCTGCGCTACCCCGGTTTGGCGCGCGCCATCCACCGCACCGGGGGCTCGGTCCGCAACCTCTCCGAGGACGTGCGCCGACGACTCGGCGGCATCGCGCAGCGGCAGGCGCTCGCGCTCGACGTGCAGGCGCGACACCTGCGCGAGAGCTTCGCGCACCTCTTCGACGGGCTGCGGCTCGATGGGTTCCTCCGCGCCCTGCGCGAGGTGACCGGCCTCTTCGACCAGAACAACGCGGTGGGGCGCGCGTTCGCAGCGATCCTGCGCTCGATCTTCCAGCCGCTGCTCGACGGCGTGGGTCGCGCGGGCCCGGTGATGCGGACCTTCTTCGAGGGCCTGACCATCATGGCCCTGCGGATCGGGATCGGCGTGCTCATCGCGCGCAACGCGATCCTCCGCGCGTTCGGCGAGGACACGGTCTCGCAGGTGGACTCGATGCGCGTCGCGCTCGTGCTCGGCGGCGTCGCCGCCATCGGACTCGCGACGGTGCTCGCGTCGGCCGCGATCTCGGCCGCGGCGCTGGCCGCGACTCTGTCCGTGGTCGCCGCTCCCGCGCTCCTGGCAGCGCGCGCCATCGCGACGATCACGGAGGCAGCCGAGATCAGCGGCGGATGGGCGGGGCTGGGGCGCGCGCTCGTCGACGGCTTCGTCGGCGGCATCACGAGCCGCATCGAGGCCGCACGCACCGCGGTCCGTGGCCTCGCAGCGTCGGCCACCGAGGCGCTCCGCGGCGCGCTCGACATCCGCTCCCCGTCGCGCGTCTTCGCGGCCCTCGGCGCGCAGATCCCCGCGGGCCTCGCCGAAGGCGTGCGCGAGGGATCTTCGCTCGCTGCCGACGCGGTCGATGCGGTCGTCGATGTGCCACGCGCCCGCGGAGCGGCCGGAGGCGGCCCGACGATCGGCGAGTTGCACGTGCACGTGGACGGCGGCGGCGGTGGCGCGCGCGACATCGCGGAGGGCATCCGCGACGAGCTGGTGCGTCTGCTCGCGGGCATCGGGTCCGAGATCGGGGCGCCGGCATGACGAGCTCGTGGAGCCCGCTCGAGCAGCCGGTCGACTTCGCGACCGTCGGCGGCCGGCGCACGCCCGGCCTGTGCGACATCGAGGGCGCTGGGAGCCCGCGCCGATGGGACGAGCGGCGCGGCTACGGGCTGAGCGGCGCGACGCTGGTCTATCGCGGGCTTGCGCTCGCGAGCTTCACGACGAAGCTCCGGCTCTACTCGCCCGAGGACTGGCAGGCCTGGCACGACTTCGCGCCGGTCGTCTCGCGTCCGCCGACGGGCGAGCGCGCGCAGGCGCTCGACATCGTGCACCCGATCCTCGAGGAGGTCGGCATCCGCTCGGCCGTCGTCGAGGACGTGCTCGCCCCGCGGCAGACCGGCGAGGGCGAGTGGACGGTCGAGATCCGGTGGAAGGAGTTCCGTCGGCCCGAGGTCACGGTCACGCCCGTGACGACGTCGAGCGTCCGCGTGGACTCGAACGCGGCCCGCGGGCGCCAGGCCGAGATCGACGCGCTCACCGCGCGCTACACCGAGCTCGCGGCCGGAGGTGCGCTGTGACGGCGTACGCGACGATCGCAGGCCAGCCCGTGACGCGGGCACGCATCGAGCTCCCGGCGACGGGCGCGTGGTGGGCCGACGTGGACTGCGAGCTTGCGCCCGACGTGAGCGGCCGCGCGGACCTCGTCGCGGGCGACCTGCGGCTCTCCGGCACCGTCGAGGAGGCGCGCACGGGGACCTTCGGTCAGCGCCGCACGCTGCGCCTCGTGGGCGGCGCTGGTGCGTGGGGCTCGCTCCTCGGCGCGCGGCACTACCACAACGACGCGGGGGTGCGGGCGCGGACGATCATCGAGGACGCGGCGCGCGAGGCCGGTGAGACGGTGGCGATCGCTGCTGACGTCGCGTCGCGCTCGGTCGGCGTGGACTACGTGCGCGAGGCGGGGCCCGCGAGCCGCGCTCTGCGCGCCGCGGCTGGCTCGGCGGTGTGGTGGGTCGACCTCGACGGGACAACGCGCGTCGCGAGCGCTCGCCCGACGATGACTGCGACGCCGGGCACGTACGAGGTGCTCGAGCACGACCCCCGCGCGCGTCGCGTGACGCTGGCGCTCGACGACCTGACGGCGGTCGGGGTGGGCTCGACGCTGACCGAGCGCCTCGACGAGCCCGTCACGATCACGGAGCTGACCCTCTTCGTCGAGGAGGGAGCGGTGCGGGCCTCGGCGCGCTACGGGGCGCCCGCGGGGCAGCTCGCCGGGGCGGTGGCCGCCATCGTGCGCCACGTCGCCTCCGAGCGCCTGTGGGGGCGCTGGCGGTACCGCGTCGTGCGCCGCTCGGTCGACCGCCTCGAGCTCCAGCCGGTGCGCCGTGACGCTGGCCTCCCAGACGCGCTCCCGATCTCGATGTGGCCCGGCATCGCCGGCTCGCACGCCGCGCCCGCGCTCGGTGCGGAGGTGCTCGTCGAGTTCATCGAGGGCGACCGTGCGCAGCCCATCGTGACGGGCTTCTCGGGCAAGGACGGCACGGGGCATGTGCCCGACGAGCAGACGTTCTCGGTGGGCACGACGCTGCGCCTGGGCGGGTCGGACGCGTCGAGCTTCGCGGCCAAGGCCGACGCGGTGCTCGACCGTCTGCAGGCCATCGTGACCGGCTTCAACTCGCACACGCACTCGCTCTCCCCGTCCGGCTCGACGGGCACGCCCACCGCGCTCCTGTCGACCCCCGCCTCCGTGGCGGCCTCGAAGGCGAGGGTCGCGTGAACGCCATCGTCGCAGACGCGATCGCGAGCGAGACGGCGCTCCTCACGCGCGAGGTCCCGACGCCCACGCCGCCCTTCGGGTGGGGCGCGGACGTTTCGTGTGACCGCGACCTCGAGGAGGGCATGCCCGAGGTGTTCGGCGACCTCGCGCTCGCCCAGGCGCTCGTGCGCCGGCTCGACTGCCCGCGCGGCGCGCTGCCCGACGACGGCGACTACGGGATCGACCTCCGCGCGAACCTCAACCGCGGCCTCACGGTCACCGAGGTCCGCGGGCTCGCTGGCTCCATCCGCTCGGAGCTGACGAAGGACGATCGGGTCGACACCGTCGCGGTCACCGTCGCGCCGACTCCCGCGGGCGAGGTCATCCGCGTGTCCATCCAGGTCACGCCGCGCGATGCGGCGCTGGGCGGGCCCTTCTCTCTCACGCTGGCCGTCACCGACGGCGGCGTCCTCGTCGAGGAGATGACGCGATGACGCTCGACGAGCTGGTCACCCCGATGACGGTCGACGAGGCCAAGGCGGCCATCTACGACGCGCTCGCGGCCAAGGGCGTGCGCACGACGTCGTGGAAACCCGGCGCGGTGGTTCGGACCATCATCGCGTGCGTCGCGATCGTGCTCGCCGCGTTCTCGCGCCTCCAGGCCGCGATCGCGAAGGGCGGTTTCCTCGAGACCGCCGAAGGCGCGTGGCTCGACCAGGTCGCCTTCTACGTCTACGGCGTGACGCGCTCGCCTGGCAGCTTCGCGAGCGGCGCGCTCACCTTCGACAACGCGGGCGGCGGCGTCTACTCGGGCGGCATCGGCGACCTCGTCGTGCGCTCGAGCGCGACGAACAAGAC